TAAAGATACAGAATGCTCAACGCCACTTACTTGACTTCAGCCAGTTTACCTTTCGCGGGTACATACCAGGACGTCACCTCGAGCTGATTGATAAGGAATTAGAGGCAGTAGAAAGCGGCGAGATCGATCGGCTCATCATCAACTGTCCGCCCCGCTACGGAAAATCAGAGAAGATATCAGTTCGATTCCCATCGAAGCATTTAGGTAATTATCCAGACGACAGAATCATCGTTGCATCGAACTCGATGAAGTTAGCTCGAAAGTTCTCGAAGGGTGTCCGGAAAACGGTACGCAGCGATAGATACAAGATGATTTTCCCTGGGATAGAATTAGAGAGAGGGTCCGAGGCGGCAGACGAGTGGGATCTTGGTGGAGAACATCGAGGTGGGTTCAAGGCGGTGGGAACTGATTCAGGCACGAGTGGGTGGGGTGCGAACCTTTTCATAATAGATGACCCTATTGATAAAAAACAAGCGCACTCGAAAGTGTACAGGGATTCCGTGTGGGATTGGTATCAGGAAGTGGTGGAGAATAGGCTTGAGCCGGGAGCGGCAATAATCATCATCATGACGCGGTGGGATCAAGACGATCTCGTCGGTCGGTTGCTTAAGAAAGAGGCTCAAGAAGTTGCGGACGGCCAAGAGCCTGAGTGGCGAAAGATCAACTTTGTTGCGATGGTAGAAGACGAGAACGACAAGGAGAATGATCCTCTGGGGCGGGAGATAGGTGAAGTGCTATGGCCCGAGAGGTGGGCTAAAGAAGAAGTGGTGAAAAAGAAAAGACGCGTTGGGTCACGCGCATGGACGTCTCTTCAAAAGGGACAACCCGTTGACCCTAAGAGCCAGATGTTTAAGCGCGAATGGTTCGAGGCGAACAGATATGATGAACTACCTCCGGACTGCACTCGAGCGGCCGGGATAGATACAGCCACATCGAAGAAGACATCGGCAGACAACATGTCGATGGTGGATGTTTGCCGAGACCGAGCGGGCTTCCTGTACGTTGACGACGTGTTCCTCGACAAGGTCTCGGTTAGTACGTTCGCGCATTACATCAGCAACCAGCACAAGATCAAGAAGTACAAATCCCTCGGGATCGAGGAGAACGCTGCAGGAGAGGCCGTTAAGCAACGCGTCGAGGAGGTGGGTCGTGATGAATCGACATATCCTCCTATTTACGGTTTTGTTACCAGCACGGATAAGGTGATACGTGTGATGGAATTTCAAGCTTTAGTCGAGAACGGTACGGTGAAGTGGAAGCGCGGTCATAAGAAGGTAGCTGATTTAATAGATCATCTGGTTGACTTCGACGGTACTGGCGGTAGTATTGATGACGATGTAGACGGTCTCGGATTCGGAATCAAAGCAGTGGCCGCACCGGTGATAGACGCAGAAGACTTCGCAAGCGTAGGAACGGATCGCGATACAGCCGGAGGAGACACTCGAGTGGAACAAGACTGGGACGAGATGTGAGCGGACCCTACTCAATCTACGAAGAAGTACACCAAGACATGGCGGCGGCCGGCGCCGGAAGTCAGAACGAGATATCCTCACAAGAATCACTCATCTACAGCAACTACAACATGGGGCAGTACAATCCTGACGAACTCGTAGGGAAGAAGGGCCTGCAGATCTACGAGAAGATGATGGACGACGAACAGATCAAAGCCACGACTACCATCAAGAAATACTCTCGCCTATCGACGGGATGGGAGATCCTCCCGGGTGAGGCGGGCGATAAGATGGCACTGATGCTCGCCGATTATGCGAAGACGCTAACGCGTAGGATCCAGGGGACGTTCTACGATGTCCTCCTCGAGGTACTATCGGCGATGCAGTACGGATTCAGTCTAAGCGAGAAGGTCACGGACATAATCGAGAAGGGCGACTTCAAGGGGAAGTTTGGATACAAGAAGATCGCTACACGCGCACCGTTCGGATACGGATTCAAGACGGATGTACACGGCAACCTCGAGGGGATCACGTTCGAGCAAGCGGGACTGTTCAACAACAACGAGGGATCGCCTGATAATCCATACCCGCCGGAGAAGTTCGTCGTCTATTCGTACAACAAGGAGTTCAGTAACTGGTTCGGCAAGTCAGATCTTCGAGCGGTATATCGGTCGTGGTTCTCCAAGAACATAATCATCAAGTATTACAACATCTACCTCGAGCGGTACGGTTCACCGACGACGTATGCGACAGTAGGCGAGGTGAGTGACAAGAAGACCGTTCTTCCGAAGTTAGACGAGATACTCAAGAACCTCCAGGCAAAGACCGCATTCCGGATCCCTGAAGGAATAGAGCTGGAGCTACTCGAGGCGCAGCGTGCCGGCCACGCCGGATACGATAAGGCGATCGAGCTACACAATACGATGATCGCTCGCGGTGTACTCATCCCGGAGCTGCTCGGGTTCTCCGGAAGGCTGGCGGGATCTCAGGCGCTCGGCGAGACGCAGTTCGAGATATTCATCTACATCCTTGAGAAGCTCGGCCGGGACATTGAAGAGACGATAGTCGAAGAGCAGATCTTCCGACCGATCATTGACTGTAACTGGGCGGACGTAGCGGAAGACCAGTATCCCCGGTTCAAGATGAACACCCTCAAGCCTGACGACGTAGAGAGCCGATCGAAGATCCTTAAGAGCCTGAAGGACGGCGGGTTCGTCGGTTCGGACGAACCGTGGGTACGCGAATATCTACATCTGCCGGAAGACGAACGAACGGACGAAGAGAAGAAACCTCCGGTACCAGTACCGAATCCTATACCGACACCTGGGGATCCGAAGCCGGAACCAGGCAAGCCCGGGGATACAGGGGACAAGGCGAAGCCCGGAGACACGCCGGAGGATAAGAACGTCAAGAAGAACGCTCAGATCACTATCGAGCGATACGAACTGAGCCGACAGCCGTCGAAGTACGAGATGAAGGTGCGGTTCAAGAACTTCGCGAAGAAGCTCGAGGAGTCCGATGAACTACTCCGAGGTCAGCTCGTCGATCTATTCACCCGCCAGAGGGATCGCCTGCTCGATACTATCGAGAAGAAGAAGATCATCCAGAAGGAGAATTACTCCGCAATAGACAAACTCGAGCTCTGGGGCGTTGGGAAGATAAAGGGCACGATAGAGAACGATATGGTCAAGGCCCATCTGGATAACAAACTTCAAGCACTTGAGGAAACGGAGCGGGGCGGTGTTCCCGTTTCGATTGTCAATAAGTTTGAGGTCGAGGTGGGTCAAGCTACATTCCAGCCGTGGACGCCGGTACCTCCGACTCAGGCAGTGGCGCAGTTCAATAAGAAGGTCATCGCAACGATAATCACACCTGCGATCGGAGCGAAGCGTCTACTGCTCGGAGATATGACGGAGCTCGAGTATTACGATTCCCGAGCGTTCGCCATATCCGGTGTAGAAAGAGACGTTATCCTGAAGGAAGCGAAACTCGCTCTACAGACCGGACTGAAGCAGGGTCAGGCTGTAGGTACCATCATGGAGAACGTCAGAAGCATTTATGATAAGTACATCCCCTCCGGAGAGAAGGTGAAGGGCAAGCTGCTCTCGCCGGCCAGGCTGGAAACGATGGTCCGAACGAACCTCTCTGATGCCGTCAACCAGGGACGCCGGGCGATGATGGACGATCCCCTCGTCAAGAACTTTGTTCCATTCGAGATGTACAGCGCTATCATAGATTCGAGAACGACGGACTATTGCGAGACCATGGACGGTCGGACGTTCAGGAGGGGAAGCGTGAACGTAATAACGCCGCCGAGTCATTATAACTGCAGGAGCATCATGGTACCGGTGACGTCAATCGAGGTGGAGAGGTCCGGAGGTATCGAGGTGGACGATATAACGTCTGTCCCCCGGGCGAAGGGATTCGAGGAGAACCAAGAATGAATAGAGGAGGTAAGTAGGATGCCAGAGAAAGTCAAGTTCGCATCGATCAAGGGTATGCACGTCTTCATGCCCGGGACCTTTAACGGGATCCCACACAAGGAAAGCGTAATCGATAAGCTCGTCGATCACTTCAACAAGCTCAAGGGCCGGATTCGTCCGAAGCTAAAGATCACACACGACGAGAATCAGAGATCCATTGCGAGCCTTGCCAGCTATGGCGATGTCGACAAGCTGTATTCCGTTGTCGTCGATGGCATCAAGAAGCTGTACGTCGATCTGCTTCATGTACCGGAGCAGGTAGCGACGTGGATGAAGGACCGGCGCTTCCCCGAACGGAGTATCGAATACTGGACGAAGATACCTGTGGACGGTAAATCGTATGATTACGTGTTCCGGAACGTCAGTATACTCGGACACGAACCTCCGGCAGTACCAGGGCTGGAGCCGATCAAGGCGGATAACGATGAGGAGTATGTAACCGTATCGATGACTCTCGATGAAACGGATCAGGACTTCGAGATTGTAACTGAGAAAGCCCATGAGGAGGCGAAGCCGGAAGGAGGTGAGAAACTAATGCCAGACGAAAAAGAAAAGTTTGAAGAGAAGATAGAAAAGATGCAGAATTCTATTACGAAGCTGGAGGCCGATCTGAAGGCGAAGGACGAAGAGATCGCCAAGATGAGCGGCGACAGCGACGTAGAGCGCCTGACGGCCGAGAAGGTCGCCATGCAGGAGCAGCTTACTGCGGCATCCGCACAGGTCAAGGAGTTCGAGACGTTAAAGACCGCGGCGGACGAAGGCGCCAAGGCGAAGAAGGATCTTCAGGAGATGAAGGACAAGACCCGTAAGGATCTTATCTCGAACTCGCTGGAGATATGGAAGAAGGGCGGACATCTTCTTCCGAAAGATGAACCTATCGTTCGGGCTCTCATGGAGTCCTTCAGCGATGAGGTGATAAAGCTTTCCGTGGAAGACGCGGACGGAAAGAAGACGGACGAAGAGCTCTCGCAGATGGACTTGCTCGGCAAGGTCATCGAGTCGTATAAGCACTCGAGCTTCAAGGAGACCAGCGGAAGCGCGAGTAGCAGCGACGACGCCGATACGACCGAGACGAAGAAGAAGTTCGAGGGTGAGGATATCAAGCACGAGGTCGACAATCTCGATCTGGATGCGAAGATAGTGAAGTACATGGAGGTCCACGAGGGCATTAGCTACGAAGATGCTATGCTCGAGGTGGCTCCCGATAAGGAATGACGTGAAGTATAGGACCGAGCGCTTCTGATGGCTCGGGTTATACTGGTTAGAGGGTATTTGGTAGACGTTTTTTGAGGCCAAAACAAGGAGTTAGCTATGGCCGGAACATCAAACGGCATATCCATCTTGGATATATCGTACATAGCTGACGAACCTCTCGACCGGTATTCAGTCGTAGTCTACGGGCCAGAAAGACAGCACTGTAAGGGCCCCGCCGCTGCTAACGATGGCGCGATATGCGGTATCGTCCAGGGGAAGGCCAGTGCATCCGGTGACACAGTAATGGTGAGGAAAGAAGGTATTTCCAAAGCCATAGCCGGTGAAGCATTCACCAAGGGAATCGAACTTGCTATCGATTACGTCGATGCGACGACCGATGGCGGCAGGGTGTTAGACCCGGCAGTTTGGGCCTCTGGTGATGGTGTTGTCGGAATGCCCGAAGAGTCTGCGGCAGCTTCCGGAGATATCGTCGAAGTTTGGCTTGGGATAAGAACGCTACTCGGGTAGCGTCGAAAGAAAGGAACAAGTAATGCCAGATCCTGCGAATGTGCATATTGACGCAGTGCTCACCAATCTGGCGATTCATTACCTGAATCCAGCTTTCGTCGCCCCCGAGTTCTTGCCCATAATCCCCGTGGTCAAAGAGTCGGATAAATATTACAAGTTCGGGAAGGAAGAGCTTCGTGATATCGACGCGCGGCGGGCGGTTGGAGCCGAGGCGAAGGAAGTGGACTGGGATGTTTCGTCAGAGACGTACAGCGCGGAGGAGTATGCGCTGAAGAAGCTCGTACCGGATCGTATCGTTCAGAACTCGGACAAGCCTATTCGTCCGAAGAAGACGACTACGAACAAGCTGATGAAGTGGATCGGCATTGGATACGAAAAAAGAGCGCAGACGCTCATCCAGAGCCGGACCAATATTACTCGTGGCGGCACCCCATCGATAAAGTGGGATGCTTCTTCGGGCGTAACGATCGAGAAGAACGTCGATACGGCGAAGGAATCGATCAGGACGAACTCAGGCGCGACGGCTAACCGGATACTGCTCAGCGTTCCGGTGAAGAACGTAGTAAAGATTGACGGTACCGTAAGGGACCTCATTCGATACACGATGCCCGCGGCCTCGAAGCTGCTTACCGACGGAGAGCTTCCGCCGGTACTGTGGAATCTGAAGACCGTCATCGCCGGCAGCATCGAGAACACGGCGAACGAAGGTCAGTCAGACGCCATAGGCGACATATGGAACGACGCAGTTCTCGTTGCATACGTCGATCCCGATCCGTCCCTCGAGACGCTTACCCTCGGGTATACGATGCGCGTCAAGGTGAACGGAAAGCTCGACGTCGTCGTGAAGAAGTGGCGGGTAGACAAGCGCGATGGTGAGATGATCCAGGTCGCAGTTATTCAGGACGAGAAGATCGTCGCTGAAGAGTGTGGCTACATCCTCACCGACGTGCTGGAGTAGTCGTACTGAAGCAATGAACTGGGGCGGGGAGGTCTATTAAGTCGGACCTCCCCTCCCATCTTGAGGAGAGTAATGGCGAAGTCGAGAGCAACGCGGATAAGTAACGCCAAACGGGGACAGGTCAGCAAGCAGAACCTCGGGACGTATGATACCGAGAAGAGGGCAAAGGAACTATTCCGCAGGGGGTTCAACGAAGCGGCCGTATCCGGAATGATGGAGATCCCCGAGAAGGACGCCAGGAAGTTCCGGGACCATAAGACCAAAGACATCCACTGCGACGGGGAACTGTAGACCATGGCCGAAGTCATCTATGCAGCGAGCGGAGATATCCGCGTTGAGTTGAACGCCGGAGCTCCTCAAGGCGCAGACTCATATAAAGGCGAAGACGAGATTCGTGGTGCGATCATAACGCTGTCGGCCGAGAGAGCCACAAGGGTCATCGACGGGAAGCTCGAGAAGACATACCCCAACGACGTGCCGTGGGGATCCGTTGCGAGCGTTCCGCTTCTGATAGTATCGATAGCAAACGATCTATCCGTGTACTATGTCCGAAGATCAAAGCACCCGGGCCCCGGGCCGATGTCGGATGACGTCAAGGAGGAGTACTGGGACAAACCGATGGAGATGCTGGACGCTATGGCGGCCGGAGCGATGGAGCTTCCGGAACTCGCTTCCAGTACGAGTGTCGACGAGGTAAGCAGCTCGACTGAGGGATATATATCGGTATTCGATATGGATGACGTCATTAACCAGGAAGTCGATCCGTCAAGACTTGACGACATCGCCGACTCGAAGCTGGACTGATGATAGAGTTCAAGTTCGAGCTAAGCACCAATCACGAGGCGTTCATCAAGAAGACATCCTCACGGATCGGCGTCATGAATCCTATGCTCGTTAAGGCTGGCGTGTATATGCTCGGCAGTATCGATAAGAACTTCCGAGTGTCGGGCCGGCCGAGCAAGTGGAAGGGTCTCGCTCCACTAACGAAAGCGATGAGGAGGAAGGGAAGCAAAAGCGGAGGGTTTAAGATCCTCCAGGATACCGGCCGACTCAGGGGAAGTATATCGACAAAGGTCTTCTCTCAGACGACGAAAGCGGCTGCGACGGTAGGAACAAATGTCGAGTATGCTCCGCTGATGCATTTCGGGGGGATGACCAAGGGAACGACATTCAATATCAAGCAGCACAAGCGTAGAATAACCCAGGCATTCGGTAAACCGATCGAACCGAAAACGATTACCGTCAGGCCGTATAAGATGAAGATCGGGCCGAAGGAGGTTCAGGCAAGACCGTTTGTTTTATTTCAAAATAGTGATATAGTTGCTATTGAGAACTTGGGGATGAAGCACATAGAAGGAGCCACAAAATAGTGTATCGCGTGAAAGACGAAAAAACAGAGGCGCTCCGCCGCAAGAAAATCAGCGAAACATTGAAAAAGCGATTTGCGGAAAAAGGACATTGGGCGACTGGGCGGAAGAAATCACAGGAAGAATGCAAGGCGATTAGCGAAAATCACAGACTACTGGGAGTGAATAAGGGCATCCGTAATCCCATGTATGGGCGAAAAGGAAAAGAGTCTCCGCGATACGGCAAGGAAAACAAATGGGGCAAGCACACACCGGAGACCCGTCAAAAGCAGGCTAACGCTTGGCATGACACACACAAGATACGAACAGGAAAGGCGGCGGCAAATTGGCAGGGGGGACCCATCACCGTCGATTGTGATAAGTGTAGAAAGCCTAAGATAATCAAGCGGAGCCGCCCAAGACAATACCGCCATCATTTCTGCACAAGAGAGTGCCAGAGACAATGGATGGCAGGGCGATTTGCTGGACCTAAAAGCGCCCAATGGCTTGGAGGGATAAGCCGGTTGCCATACAGCTTTAATTTCAATAAAGAACTTAAGGCTCTTATTAGGAAACGGGATGGCTTTATATGTCAGGGATGTGGCAAGACGGAAGAGGGCAATGGGAGGGCCTTATCGGTTCACCATATTGATTATGACAAGCTCAATTCGGAGCCTAAGAATTTAATTGCCTTATGTATAAGGTGTAATGTCCGGGCTAATAATAGGCGTCCATTCTGGCAAGAGCATTATTCCCGAAAGATGAGAATAGCATGAAGACCATACTCGCGAGGATGAAGGTAGCGGTTAAGGAGGATTCGACGCTACAGTCGTATATGAACGCCAGGAACGTCAAGACGGTCGCTCCTCGAACGTTGCCTCTGGTAGGGCAAGATAACATGCCGTTCGTCGGACTCGCCCCGATGAACGCTCCGGAGGAGTGGAAGGCGCAGAGGAAGGAGGCTCTCAATACCATCGAGGCGTATCTGGTACTGCTGTATCAGGTTGAAGAGGACGCCATTATCGGTACGGACAACAAGAAGGGGATCCTCGACTTCGTGTCGGACTTTGAGGACGTGGTTAGAGGCAGCTTCTGGCCGGATGCCGATGGAGTGGCGTACCTCTCGAAACCTACAGACATCACGAATGTAGAGTTCGAGGGAGAAGACTGGGGGGACAATTATTATTTGATCATAAGCACCATAACACTATCTTGCATAAGACTATTTAACGCTTCGTAGATCTTCGGGCTTGACACATAAGTAATCCTCGCTATACGTATACGTATGGAAATCGAACTACCGAAGAAACTACATTGTCTAAGATGTAATCATCGGTGGCACCCACGTAAATCAACCGTCACTATTTGCCCAGTCTGCAAATCACCGCACTGGAATGAGCTGAGGAAGAAAAAATGAACGAGATCCGATTCCGAGCAGTCCTATACGGAGATGCGTATGACGTGGTCGATATAACGATCGCGCAGGGAGGGGGCGTGACGTTCGTTACCCTCTACGACTTAAGCGCCGAAGCAATGATCAAGGCGCCTGTCCCGATAGACAATCTCGACGCACTGGTAGTTTATACGGATACGAAGGATCTTCGAGGCACCGATCTACTGGCGAGGAAATAATGGGAGAGTATACCTGCTACCTGATAACAATCCTCTATACTTGCGACCAGAGTCTCATAATGTGTGCGCTCAAGGTTAAGGATGCAATAGAGTTCCCAATGGAGCCAGAGAGTAGGCGTGTCTTGCACGAGATGCTTCCACTGCATGTTCGCGACTGCGGTCCCATCGTAAATGTCGAGGAGATATTCGATATAGCAGGAGAGGAGAACTGATGGCGAAGATACTCACCATGTCGGACAATCCGAACATCTGTACCGGTATGGGGAAGGTCCACCGCGAGATAGCCATGGGTCTCCATAAGAGGGGCCACGAGGTAGAGGCACTCGGCTGGTTCTCCTCGAGGAACCATCCGAACAAGATGCCGTTCCCGGTCTATACTACGAGGAACAACTATTACGGCTCTGACATCATCGACGAGACCATCCTAAATGTACGCCCGGACATAGTCCTCTCGATAGGCGACTGCTGGATGATATCGTATCTCGCGAATCCGAATAAATGTGGAACGCGCTCGATGTTCCAGTGGATCAACTACTGTCCTATCGACGGGGCCGCGGCAGGTGAGCAGCTTCCGCCGACGTGGATACCTATCTTCAAGGACGCCGATGTCAATGTCGCGTATACGGAATACGGGAAGCGGATCATGTCGAACTCCATGCCGGAGATCTCCGAGGAGATAAAGGTCATACCTCACGGTGTCGATACGAATGTATTCAAGCCTCTGCCGACGGATGAGGTGAGGCGCTTACGCCAGAGCATCAAACTTGATACGCTCGGCACTGACGGAATGGTGAGAAGGAAGATCATGTATCTGGTCGTAGCGCGTAACCAGTTCCGGAAGAACATCCCGGAGATAGCGAAGGGATTCAAGGCGTTTATCGATAGCGGCGACTATGGCAATGCCGTATTCTGGCCGCATATGACATTTCAGGATCAGCTTGGCTGGAACCTCGACGAGGTATTCGATGTGGTCGATATCCGGAAGCAGTTACAGTTCTTCGAGAAGGTAGCGCATGCGTCGTCGAATCTCCATCTCCTACCGGAGCATGATCTCAACAGGCTATATAACGCGGCGGACGTCTTCGTCCTGATGTCAGGCGAGGGATGGGGACTGCCTACAGTTGAGGCGATGGCTTGCGGTAAGCCGGTCATTGCTCTCGATCACTCGGCTAATACGGAGCTCGTTAAGGGCCGTGGGGAGCTCGTCAAGGTCGCGAACTACCAGACGGGGAAGTACTGTACCGAGAGACCGCTACACGACGAGGAGTGTCTCGTCCGAGCTATGCAGAGGATGTATCGACATCCCGAACGAAGGAAGAAATGTGGGGAAGCCGGCTACAAGTTCATCACTCAGGGAGATCCCGATCAGTTCCACGGTAAGCCGTTGACGTGGGACAGTGCATGCGATAAGTGGGATGAGATAGTCAGGGAGCTTGAGCACCCGTTGAGTAAGCCGGTCAAACTGAGAGAGGTGTGCTGATGGGCGACCCCCTACCGATAACGCTTGCCATGACACATGCCGAGAAGGATAGAATCGGGAAACCAGTACCAGTTCCAGACACGCCGGATAGATATACCCGGTACAGGAAGAAGACGTTGTCGGACGGTCGCATCGTGCTTGTTGCGGAAGAATGGGAGGTGTGCTGATGGAAACGAACGAAGAGATATGCGTGGGTTCTGTTGTCAAGTTGCGCTCTGGCGGTCCGCTGATGACAGTCGGTACTATCGTAGCCGTTCACATTTGTGGTGTCGACCGCCTCATGGTCTCGTGTACATGGATAGACGACTCAGGAGATGCGCATAGTGCGGACTTTGTTCTCGAAGTTTTGCGCTTAGAAAAGAGGTGAAGTCATTCAGATAAAATGGTCGGGACCGATTTGGGGCCAGAGCGGATATGAAGAACTGACTCGCGGCCTGGTCCTGGCACTCGACAAGCTCGGGGTCATAGTGGAGCTGCAGCCGGCGACCGATTGGAACAACGAACGGATCGAGCTGGACGAGGAAGATCGCGATCGGTTACTCCGTATGTGTCAGCAGAAGGTACATCCGGAAAGCGTTCAGGTCTGTCATCAGAAGCCGAACGAAGGGTACCCGATGGCGCGGAAGCAGATATGCTATTCGCTCTTCGAGACTAACCGCTGTCCGGATCCCTGGATCGAGGATCTTAACCGGATGGATAAGGTATGGGTCTTCTCGGAGTTCAACCGGAAGCACTGGGCGGCGTCGTTCATTCAGAGGCAACTCGACGGGAGCAAGATAGAGGTCATTCCGTTCGGGATAGATACGGATGTATTCAGCCCGGATGTCGAGCCGGCACAGGTACAGAACAAGAAGGGATTCACATTCCTGACTGTCGGAGACTTTACTGAGCGTAAGAACTTCGAGGGATTGATCGAGGCGTTCGTCAAAGAGTTCTCGGCAGCGGACGATGTATGCCTGATCGTGAAGGCTCACTACAAGGGCTTCGTCCGGAGGCATCACGATAACGTTATCGAGAAGCTGAAGGATATCGTCGGGATGTTCAACGAAGGCACGGCGCCAAGGATCCTCTTCTTCGGTAATAAGATCGCGGCCGCGGATATGCCGAGACTGTACCGTGCCGGCGACTGTTTCGTTCTGGCATCAAGAGGCGAGGGTCTGGGGATACCGATAATCGAAGCGATGTCGTGCGGTCTTCCCATTATCGCATCTGAGTGGGGAGCGCAGAGTGACTATCTAACGGATGAGAACAGTCGACTCATTCGTTGCGATGTTCGGCAGATCGACGACATCAACTATATCTCGAAGTGTCCGGCGGCGCTTAATCATAGCTGGGCCTATCCGGATATGGAACACCTCCGCGAGCATATGCGGTTCATGTACGAGAATCATGAAGAGGCGAAGAAGCTCGGCGTGAAAGCCCGAGAGGATATGAAGCTTCGGACCTGGCAGAAGGCCGGCCTTGCGATGGTTAAGAAACTGGGGGCGCTATGAAGAAGAGGAGGACATGTTCGGTATATCTGTGTTCTCGCATCCATTATTCAAAAGGATTTTGCCGTAGCCATTACCAAAAGAACAGATATGACAATGACATGGAGTTTAGAGAAAAGCACAAGGCTGGCAATGTAAAATCGCGGCAGAAACACAAAGCACGGCGCAACGAATACTACAGAAAGGTTTATGCCGAATCAAAATGCGAGATAAGCGATAAACGGAAAAAGCGTTACCGCGAGGATGTTGAATACCGAAACCGCAAACTAAGATGGAATAGACAATGGTTTAAGGATAACCGCGACAAAGCAAACATGATGCAACGGCGGCAATACTCAAAACTCAAAACATCGTTGACGTACAGACTGAACCACACAATCAGGACTGGCATCAATAAAGCATTGAGGTCTAAGAAGGCTGGGCGCAAATGGGAACAACTGGTTGGTTATACCCTGAGTGAATTGATGGCTTATCTGGAAACCACATTTGACGATTCTATGTCATGGGAGAACTATGGGTCATATTGGCACATTGATCATATCGTTCCACGGTCGCACTTCATATATGAATCGCCTGATGAACAAGGATTTGAAGATTGTTGGGCGTTAACCAATCTGGCAGCATTAGAACAGTCTGCAAACAGAAAGAAATCCAATAAGATGGAGGCAGCGTAATGGAAAGGATATTGATCGTATTATGGAGGACATTAGGTGATGTGATCTTAGGATCAACCATCGTGGCGGAAGTGATAAAGAAATATCCTGATGCAGAAATAACATTTGCTGTGTGGCCAGAATATGCCGAACTCGTTGATACTAACCCTCAAGTAAAAGGACTTATTCTTACTAAAGACTGGGATGTTGTATTGCAAGAGGCATGCAGTGATCGGTATGTCCACATCATGATTCTATCCCAGGTAGAACATACATCTACCTGCTGGCATCAGAGAGAGAAGTACAAGCACGGACATCTGATCGACTTCTACGCCAGGCGTGCCGGCATAGAGATCACGGAGCGCAGGACGTACATGTTCCCGAGCGAGAAGGATATGGAGA